CAACGGCACCCTCCAGTTGGGCGCCACCGACGGCCTCGATGTGGACGCGTGGCTGAACCCGCAACGGTGGGACGTCCAAATCCTGCGCCACGCCATCGACGACAAAGACGTCACCGAAATGAGCTTCGCGTTCATGCTCACCGAAGGCTGGTGGTCGGAAGACTTCACCCAGTTCCGGATCTCCAAGTTCGACCTGCACCGGGGCGACGTGTCTGCGGTCAACTACGGTGCTAACCCGTACACGTCGATCGCGGCCCGGTCGCATGAGATCCTCGACGCCCTGGACCGGCTGCCGGTGGGTGCCGCCCGGGCGGCCATGTCGCGGCTGTCGGCCCGCCGCGACCTGATCGAAGTCCGCGCTGTCACCGTTCCGCCGGCGATGGCCACCACCACGCGCACGGCCAGCGCGGCACCGGCAACCACCGCGAGCCCACCGTTGGGCCGCAGCCTCGTCCACGTGGAGGCGATGCTCCTCGACGGCGGTGACGGATCCCGACCCTTTTGATCGACGCCGGGGCCTGCATCTGGTGGAGGCCCTCCTCGACGACGGCCGACCCCACCCGCCACCCCCACCGACGTCGACGGTGGTGTGTTCGTGCGGGCGACGTTTCCCCGCGTTGGCGGCGACAGCGGTTCCGTGAAGTTCGACATGTTGGTCCCCGACGAGTTCGACGGTCTCGCCAGGGACATGTTCCTGCTGGCCGACGACATGGACAGCAAGGCGTACGAGAAAGCGACGTCACCGCGCCACACGAGGAACGGGGCGTAGCATCATCCACATCGAGACGCTGCCCAACCGCTGACCCGACACTCAGACCGGGAAGCCAACACAGCAGCCAGCCGGCCCTCACACCGGCAGACTCGAACAACCGAAGACGCTCACGCGGACGCCAGACCCGGGAGTCAGACCGGCGGCGGCTGACAAGCCACGCACGCCGACACTCAGACCGGCAGCGCGAACATCAGCGCGCGGAGCAAGCCAACCGCTTGCTACCGAAGGACTGACCGATGACGACTCTCGACGAACTGATCCTGTCCATCGAAGTGGAACGCGAACAGGCCACCAAGAAACGCGACCGCGCCATCGCCGAGGTGAAGACCATCCTCGCCAAGGCTCGACAGGACGGCCGCGCGAACCTCACCGAAGAAGAAGACTCCGACTGCAACGCCGCCTTCAAACGCCGCGACGACGCCAAGAAGGAACTCGCCGGCATCGACGCCAAGATGGCCAACGCGCAGCGGGCCAAGGCCGCCGAAGAGGAGATCGAAGTCGGGCTGGCCGAGCGGCGCGCCGACCCCGTCACCGCCGCCGGCGGCAAGCCGTCGTATGACCGGGTCGCCCGCGTCGGCGCCGAGGAGCGGACGTACCACAAGGGCAACACCCGCGGTGGTGGACCGTTCATCCGCGACGTCCTCAGCCAGTTCCTCTACCGGGACCTGGAGGCCGAACAGCGGCTGGCCCGGCACATGCAGGAGGAGCGCGTCGAACGTGGCCTCTACCTCGAACGGGCCGTTGGCACCGGTGCTTTCGCCGGCCTGACCGTGCCGCAGTACCTCACTGAGATGTACGCGCCTGCCGTCGCCGCCCGCCGTCCGTTCGCCGACGTCATGACGAAACTGCCCCTGCCGGCCAACGGCATGACTGTCAACATCTCCCGCATCACCACCGCCTCGTCGGTCGCGCTGCAGGCCACGGAAAACTCGGCGACCTCAGAGACCAACCTCGACGACACGTTGCTCACCGAAAACGTGCAGACCGCAGCGGGTCAGCAGACGCTGTCGCGGCAGGCCATCGACCGGGGTACCGGTATCGAGGACGTCGTGATGATGGACCTGCAGCGCCGCTACGCCACGACGCTGGACTCGACACTGATCAACCAGGCCACCACCGGCCTACTCGCGGTGGCTACCGACGTCGCCTACACCGACGCCTCACCCACCGGCCCCGAGCTGTACCCCAAGCTCCTCGCCGCCGCATCCGGCTCCGAAGCCGCGCTGCTCGGCCAGGCAACCCCCGATGTCGTGGTCATGCACTCCCGGCGTTGGTACTGGCTGTCCAAGGAAATGACCAGCACCTGGCCGATGATCGCCAACCAGAACCTTCCCGTCCAGGCGTCCGGCATGAACTACGCCGTCCGGTACGGCTCCGGCTACCGCGGCATGCTGCCCAACGGCATGGCCGTTGTCGTCGACAACAACCTGCCCACCAACCTCGGCGCCGGCACCAACGAAGACTCGATCGTCGTAGTCCCCACGGAGGAGAGCTTCCTTTGGGAGGATTCGGGCGCACCCCAGTTCATCCGCGCCGAGCAGACGGCCGCCGCGTCCCTCGGCGTCCTTCTCGTCCTATATGGATACTTTGCTTACACTCTGCGTCGCTACAGTAACTCTCACCAGGAAGTTACCGGTACGGGGCTTGTGACTCCTGTGTTCTAAACATGCTGTTTGTCCGATTCGGAAGGACGTAGCGGGGAGGGTGTGAGTGGCGACTCTGGTAGCGGGTGTCGGTGCGGGCGGCGGCGGGCAACTGTCGAACGCCCAAACCGGCAACGGCGCATCCACCAACATCCTGGACCGCGGCGGCGACCGCGGGGCGTGTCTGCTGCGGCTGGTGACGACCGTCGGGGCTACCCCGACGGTCACTATCGCGATCGAGGGTTCGCCGGACGGCACGGATTGGCGGAATGTGCCGTATGCGTTGCAGGCGACGCCAGAGACAGTGGCGGTGGCGAATGTGGTGATTACGTCGGCGACGACGAATTACTACATTCTGCGGCCGGGTCATCCGTGGCGTTTTCTTCGGTTGACGTATTCGGCGAATACGAATGTGACGACGACTGCGGACGTGTTCGATGCGGCGCGGTGAGGGAGCGATCTGAATGGCTGACGAGGAAGTGTCCGAGGCCGGTGCGGATGTGGATAGTCGGGTGCGGGAGTTGAAGACGCGGATTGCTGCGGCCGAGGCGAACCGTGACGAGGCTGAGGCGAAGAAGCTGGGCGCCGAGCTGGACAGGGTGCGCGGCGCGGCGGCGCGTGTCGAGGCGGCCGAGGCGCGTCATGCGGCGGCCGAGGCCAGCGGCGAGGAGGCGGCCCGGGCCGCGCCACCGCAGGGTCGGGCGGCGAAGGCCGCGAAGGCGCAGACGGCCAAGGAGTAACGCGTGTCGCTGGTTCGGGTGTTGCGTACGGCGCAGGTGGTGCTTTCCCACGTGTTCTATGTGGATGAGACTGCCACTGCGCCGACGGGCACCCTGACCGCGACGGTGAAGCGGTTGGACGGCACCGAGATTGTCGGGTCGCCGTTCACATATGTGGTGACGGGGACCAAGTGTGAGTTCACCCTGCCGGGGCAGGCGAACCTGGATTCGTTGACGGTGGACTGGGCGGGCACGGTCGCTGGTGCGGTGGTGTCGGCCCGGGACTACATCGAGATCGTGGGTGGGTTCCTGTTCGGGTTGGCGGAGGCGCGGGCGCAGCCGAAGCCGCTGGATGCCCTGCGGTATCCGGCGGCGACTCTGGCGAGCAAGCGGATCGAGGTGGAGCAGGAGTGTGAGCGGATCTGCCGTACCGCGTTCGTGCCTCGTTTCGCCCGGGTGGCGGTGCCGGGTTCGGGCCGGTCGACGTTGGCGACTCCACACGCGGATCTGCGGGTGTTGCGGGCCGTCAGCGTCGACGGTGTGGCCTGGTCGGCGCCGACGGTGGCGGCGGTTGGTGTCTCTGCCTCCGGGGTGCTGACGCTGCCGGGAGGGGGGATCTGGCCGTCCGCTGGTTGGGTCCCCGGCTCTCCGCAGCCGAACATCGTGCTCGAGTACGAGTATGGGCGTGACTATCCGCCGGAGGAGATCCGCACGGCGTCGATGATTCGGCTGCGGTCGCGGTTGACGGCCACCGACACGGGGGTGCCGTACAACGCGTTGTCGTTTTCGGTGGCCGACGGCGGCGTGTACCGGTTGTCGACGCCGTCGGCTGAGCGGACCGGCATCCCCGACGTCGACGGTGTCTACGCCAGGTACGGCCAGGATCTGGGGGGGTTCGCGTGACGGTTCTGCATGCCCCCCGCGCCACCCTGGCGGTCGCGGCGAAGCGGGCGCTGGTCGACCGGCTGCGGGAACAGGTCCCGGCCGGCGACAACCTCGAGGTGCATTACGCGTGGCCCGGCAACGCCGGGCTGCGGTGTGTGTACGGCGGCGGGTGGCGGTTCGACCAGGACGAGGCGGTCGCCGAACCTGGTCTGATCATGGAGGAAACTGTCGCGGTGTCGCTGTACGTTCGGGTGTTGGCCCGGCCGGCGTGCGATGTGGAAGACACCGACGCGGACGCGGAGGCCGTCGGTGGGCTGTTGGTGAACACGTTCGCGGCCAACCCGCAGCTGGCCGGCGGTCTGACCTATCTGGGTATCGCGTCGGGGCAGGGTGACTACTCCCGTACCGACACTGAAACCATTTCGATCCACGCCTATCAGGTGCGGGTTCGGGGCTTCCTGGTGTGGGGGTCGTGATGGCCGGTGACGTGCGGGTCGAGATCCGACACAGGGAGCTGGCCGAGTTCGCCCGCTCCGACGACATGCGCCGCGGCCTGTTGGACGCGGCGGAGCCGGTGGTGCGTGGCTCGCAGCAGTCGGCGCCGAAGGACACCGGCTTCGGTGCCGCGTCGATCCGCGCGGAGGCGGTGTTGGACGGGCCGACGTGGACCGCCCACGTCGGTTGGTCCCGCAACGCCTACTACATGATCTTCCACGAGCGTGGTACCCGGTATCTGCCGGCCCGCCCGTTCATGGTCCCGACGTTGGAAGGACTGTCGATATGAGTGCACCAGCGTTCGAGGATCCGGGTGAGGCGTTCCGGTTCGCCGAGTACCGGCGGGCGCAGATCGCCGAGTATGGCCAGTGGGTGGCCGTGGCCGAGATTCGGGTGGGTGGCGCGTTGGCTTTTGCTGTCGGCCATCCGGTGCCGGCGTCGACGGTGGCCGCGCATGGCTGGGACCGTGACGGCCTCGTCGTCGCGACCGGCACCGTCGCGCCGGAGGCCGGGGTGGACCGGGCCGCGCAACTACGGGCGCGGCAGGCCGAGCTCACGGCGGAGCAGGCGGCCATCGCCGCCGAACTCGGCGAAGACGAACTGCCGGCCATCCTCTACGCGGCGATGAAGGTCGACGAACTGCGGGCCGAGCTGGCGGATCGGGGTCTGCCGGTGTCCGGCACGAAGGACGAGTTGGTGGCCCGCCTCGAGGCCGACGACGAAACCCCCGAAGAGGATGACGACGAGGACGAGGACGACACGCCATGACCAACTACGCGCCGCAGAACCCCGGGTCGGCCGGTGTCGCCCTGACGATGAACGCCGCCGCCGGCGGCGGCACCGACCGGGTCCCGGCCGGCTGCACCCTGATCATCCGCAACACGTCCGGGTCCGGCATCACCGTCACCCTCGCCACCCCGCTGCTCCTCGACGGGGACTTGACGGTGGCGGACCGCACATCGGCGTCGGTGGCCGCCACCACCGGCCTCAACGCGTTGAAGATCCCCAACAACGAGGTATACCGCGACCCGGCCGACGGTCTGGTGGGTCTGACCTGGTCGGCGACGTCCGGCGTCACCTTCGGTGTCATCAGCTAAGAGGAGGAAACGATGCCGGTCACCCTTGCTGCACCTAACCTTTTGACGGATCCAGGTTACCTGTTGTGGGCCCCCCTGGCCTCGTCGGAGCCGGCCAACACCGTCGTCGGCAGCGTGTTCACCGACACGTGGCCGGTGGCGTGGATCAACCTCGGCGCGACCGAGGAGGGGTCGGAGTTCACCTACGAAACCAAGGTCGAGCCCATCAGTGTGGCCGAGTTCTTCGACCCGATCCGGTATGCCACCACGGAGCGGATGGGCAACTGGACGTTCAACCTGGCCGACTTCACCCTGCAGAACCTGAAGCGGGCGTTCAACGGCGGCACCCTGGCCACCGTCTCCGGCGCTGGCACGACGCTGCTGTCCAGCTATGTGCTGCCGACGCCGGGTGCCGAGGTGCGGGCCATGTTGGGTTGGGAGTCCCGCGACGCCCGGGTGCGGATCATCGCCTATCAGACGTTGCAGGGTGGTGCGGTGAAGGCGGCGTTCAAGCGGGTGCCGTCGAAGTCGACGATCCCGTGCACGTTCAACTTCGAGGTCCCGACCGGCGGCACCAACCCGATCAAGATTTACACAGCCGGCACGGCCATGGTGGGCACCTGATGACCACCCACCTGGGTAGCTTCGGCACCCCCCGGCCGGCCGTCGACGCCGCCTTCGACTACTTCGGTGTCACCATCCGGGTCAACCCCGACGCCTCCGATCTGGCGTTCGTCGGCCTGATGATGCGCGCGCAGTCGATCGAGGTCGACGAGGACGATCCGAAGCAGGCCCTGGAGGCGATGAACACCGTCCTCGACACGGTCCGCAAGCAGATCCACCCCGACGACTGGGACCTGTTCTGGGCCACCGCGCAGGCCAACCGGCAGCAGACCACCGACCTGATGGTCACCTCGGAGCAGATCACGTCGGCGGTCGCCGGTTTCCCTACTGGGCCGTCGTCCGTCTCGCGGGCTGGGCGGCGAGCCACCGCGCGGAGGTCGCGGGCCGGCTCGTCCTCGCGGGCGTCCCGGGATGCGTCGCGTTCTTTGACGTTGCAGAGGGGCCGGCCGGATCTGCAGTCGGCGGTGTTCCGGGCGGCGGAAGCGCGGGCGGGCTGACCCTCGGCCAGCTGTGCGCGGTGGTGTACGTGTGGCGGCTCGACGAGTTGAAGCGGAGGTGTTCGGAGCAGGTTTTGGCGGCGACCCTCGCGCAGGCGGTGGGGGCGGAGGCGGAGCCACCGGACTGGGATGAGGTGCGGGCCGAGTTCGACCGGTGGTTGGTGTCGGAGCCGCCGCACACCGACCCGGATCAGTTGGCGTTGGACCGGGCTCTCGGGCTGAGGGGGTGAGGCAGAGGTGGTGATCGTCCCCTATCCGGATGGCTCGACGGAGAAGTGGGTCGACGTCCGTGCCGACCCGCGCCTCAGCAACCTGCGGCCTGGCTGGCTAGCCGACGACACGGCCTGGAAGGACCAACTGCAGGCGCTCGGCGCCGACGAGGCGAAGTGGCTCGAGGGCGAGTGGGAGCTGGCCGGCGGGGCGAAACCTGACTTCGATGTCTTCTGGATGACAACGGAGAGCATCGGCGGCCGCGCGCTCTGGCCGTTGCTGGCGCCGTTGACCGCGTTCGTTGTGCTCTTCGGGTTGATGCTGCTGTTCGTCGGCGGCGGCTCATGACCACTACTCTCGCTGACGCATACCTTTCAATTCGTCCGGATTTGCGCCGTTTAGGTCCGGAGTTGAAGCGGGAGACGGAGAAGGCCGGATCCAACGCGGGCACCAACGCCGGGCACCACTTCGGCGCCTCGATGTCGAGGGCGATCAAGGCGGCGGCGATCGGCCTGGCGGTGGGTGGCGCGTTCGTCGGGGCGAAGGCGTTCCAGTTCCTGCAGGGTGCGGTCAAGGACGCATCGGACCTCAACGAGACGGTGTCCAAGTCGCAGAACATCTTCCCGAAGACGCAGGCGCAGATCGAGGCGTTCGCGAAGACGTCGGCCACCGCCCTGGGCATGTCGCGGCAGGCCGCGCTGGAGGGTGCCGCCAGCTTCGGGAACTTCTTCAACCAGATCGGCATTGCCGAGCCGGTCGCCGCCCGGATGTCGACGAAGCTGCTGCAACTCTCCGCCGACCTGGGCAGCTTCAACAACGCCGACCCGTCCGAGGTGATGAACGCCTTCCTCAGTGCGACGCGGGGCGAGTACGACGCGCTGCAACGGTTCGTGCCGACGGTGAACGCGGCCCGGATCGCGGAGGAGGCGATGCGCGCCACCCGCAAGAAATCCGTCAAGGAACTGACCGACGCCGACAAGGCGATGGCCCTGTACACGATCGCGTTCCGGGACGCCGGCAAGGCGCAGGGCGACTTCGCCCGCACCTCCTCGGGGGCGGCCAACCAGTCGCGGATCATGGCGGCGAAGATGGCCGACCTCAAGGCGGAGATCGGCACCGCCCTACTCCCGGTGCTCACCACGTTCTATGCGCAGGTCAACGGCCGGATCATCCCCGCGTTGGAGCAGTTGTGGGCGGTGCACGGCCCGAAGGTGATCGCCTGGTTGTCGGCGGCGGCGTTGAAGATCGGCCCCCTGGTTGACCGGATCATGGCGATGGACTGGAAGTCGTTCGGCGCCGACGCCGGCGAGGCCTTCTCCAAGTTGGGGCCCGGCTTGACGGAGTTCGGCAAGGCCGCCGGGCCGCAGCTGTGGGACGGGCTGAAGGTCGGGGCTGAAGTACTGAAGTTCCTGGCCAACCACGCCGACCTGCTCGCCAAGGCGTTGCCGTTCCTCGTCGCCGGGTTCCTGCTGTTCAAAACCGCGCAGGCCGCGAGCAACGTGGTGGCGACGGCGTCGATCCCGCTGCGGATCGCCGAGGTCGCCGCCTCCTGGGGGATGCGGGGGGCGTTGCGGGCCCACACGGCGGCGCTGGTGGAGAATACGGCGGTGTCGCGGGTGGCCACTGGCACAACGGTGGCCAGTACGGCGGCGGAGAACGCCGGCATCTTGGCCCGCGGCCGGGCCATCGTCGGCATGGTCGCCCACAAGATCGCCACCGCCGCCAGCGCGGTCGCCACCGGGGTATGGACGGCGGCGCAGTGGCTGCTCAACGTGGCGTTGACGGCCAACCCCATCGGCCTGATCATCGTCGCGATCGCCCTGCTGGTTGCCGCCATCGTGTGGATCGCCACCAAGACCACCTGGTTCCAAGACCTGTGGCGCGTCGTATGGACGCACGTCAAAGCGTGGGCCCTCGCCGTGGCGCACTGGTTCGCCGGCCCCTTCGTCGACTTCTGGAAGCGGGCCTGGCAGTTCATCAAGGACCTGGTCGTCGGGTTCGCCGTCTTCTACGTCACGAAAATCAACCAGGTGGTGGATTTCTTCAAATCGCTACCGGGTCGGATCATGGCCGCGTTGGGGAACCTGAAAAACCTGCTCGTCAACGCCGGCCGCGACATCGTCCTCGGCCTGTGGAACGGCATCCAATCCCTCGCCGGCTTCCTCGCCGACAAGGTCCGCGGGTTCATCGCCAACAACGTCCCCGGCCCGGTGCGGAGCCTGCTCGGCCTGTCGTCGCCGTCGAAACTGTTCTACGAGTACGGCCGCAACACCGTCGAGGGCTACATCCGCGGCTGGCAGTCCGCCGCCACCGGCCTGTCCCGCCTCGGCGGCGGTTTCGCCGGCGGCGGGTTCACCATGGCCCCCGCCGCAGCCGCCGCCGGTGGGCCGATGCAGGTGACCGTGCTCGCCGACTTCGGCCGCGGTGTCCGCGACGTCGTCCGCGGCGAGATCGTCAACAACCCGGACCTGATCGCCACCGCCAACACCCAAGGGCAGATCCAAACCGCCCGGCGGGGGGTGACCCGATGACGTTCTGGCTCGGCCGCCCCGGCAACCTGATCGCCCTACCCACCCCGGTGCGGGGCCGGCAGATGGTGTGGTCCCGCCAAGCCGCCGTCCAGTCCACCCTGGGTGGTGGCCGGGTGGTGCAGTTCGCCCCCGGTGGCCGCCGCGCCTACGGCCTTGCCTGGCGCAAAGAGGCCGCCGACGTCATCTCCAGTCTGGAGGTGTTCGCCACCGGCGGCGCCGGCCCCGGACCGTACACGTTGATCGACCCGGAGCGGCGCAACATGCTCTCGGTCAACCAGTCGACCGCCGGCTCGGCCACCGGCGACGGCAGCGGCCTGTCCGTTGTCGACGGCAGCGGTGAAACCGCCGGGGCGCAGTCGACGATTCCCGGGTTCGGGCCGCACACCTACACGTGGACCCTGCCCGACCCGGTGACCTCCGGGCGGCTGCTGTTCGACCCACCCGCCGCCTGGCTGGTCGGGTTTCCCATCCCGGCCGGGGAACCGTGGACGTTCCAGGCGTGGGTGCGCGGCGCCGGCGCCGACCCCATCCTCGAGGTTGCCGCGGTGCTGCGGTGGCTGGACACCGCCGGCCTCGCCATGGCGGAGAACGTCGGCACCCCCACCACCGTCACCGACGGCGCCTGGACGTTGCTGTCGGTGTCCCGGAGCAGCCCACCACCCGGCGCGGCGTGTGTCGCCCCGGAACTGCGGATGACGACCGGGTCGGCGTCGGCGCCCGCGTCCGGGCTGGGTGCGACCCGAACATTCGGCAACCAGCGCTGGGCGACGTGGCGGGCGCTGCGGACCTGGCCCGCGGTGGGTGCCTCGGGCGACCTGCGGACCGCGGCCAACGACTGGGTGTTCGGCTCCGACATCGCCCTGCTGGTGGACCGGCCGCAGCTGGACATGTGGCCGTCGGTGCGGCCCTGGCTGTTGGGCACCGGCATGCCGCAGGTGTCGTGGCTGGACCTGCCCGACATCTATGACCTGACCAACCAGCACGACCTGACCGCGACGCTAGTGGAGGTGGGCTGAGATGGCCCTGACGTTGGACCAGATCGTCTCCGGTGCGCTGCCCGGCCCGGTCGAATACATGAAGGCCGCGTTCACCGGCCAGGCCGCCGGTGAGCTGCATTCCAGCTTCCTGCTCGTCGGCACCCCCGGCGCGGGGTCTTCACCGGGTGGTGGCATCAACGGCAGCGCCCGGGCCAACCCGTACACGGGGACGGTGGCGGTGCCGGCGGCGGTGGCGTCGCGTAAGTCGTACCTGACCCGGTTCGAGTTCGAACGTGGCTCGAACGTCGGCGGTGGTCAGGTGTGCGACCGGATCTGGGACAACACGTTCACGGTCACGTCCACCTCGTCGCAGGCGATCGCGGCGCCGACGTTGGGTTCGCGGGATGCGACGTTCACCGCCGGGCAGGCGGCGCCGTCGAACAACGGCGTCGGGTGGCTGTGCGGCCTGGAGGTGTACGCGACGATGGGCGCCGCCACCCCCACGGTCACGTTGACGTATACGGCGGCCGATGGAACCGCCGGCCGCACCGCAGCGGTCACCGGCCAGTCGGGGGCGGTGGCCGGCTGGTTTCAGCCGTTTCCGCTGCAGGCCGGCGATCTGGGTGTGCGCACCCCGACGGCGGTGCAGTTGTCGGTGTCGTGGGTGTCCGGCACCGCCGGCCTGGTGTTGTACCGGCCCATCGCCCGCATCGGCGCCCCGGTGACGTCGGTGTCGACGGACCGCAACGCGTTGGACCTGGGCCTGCCTTTGCTGCCCGACGGCGGCTGCCTGTGGCTGGTGTACCGGCTGACCGGTGCGTCGGCGGGGCAGACGTCGGCATCGTTGACGTTCAGCCAAGCCTGATGATCACCGTTGATGCGGACGGTAATCCGCTGCCGGCCAGTTTCGCCGGCGCGGTGCAGCGTGGCGAGCAGACGGTGCTGACCCGGCTGCAGGTCGACTTCGACGGCGACGGCTACGCCGGTGTGGACGATCTGACCGGCCACACCGCGCGGTTCACGGTCGACCGGTCGTTGGCGACGGACCTGCCGCCGCAGGTGCGGCTGGCGGCGGGCTACTCCGCCGCCCAGCTCGATGCCGAGTTGACGGGTGGCGTCCCCGGCGACGACTCGACCTCGGCGGCGGCGTACTTCACCCGCGGCTCACCCGTATCGCCCATCGGCGGCAAGGAACGGATCCGCCGGCCGGTCGTGGCCGACGTCGGATATCTGACGGGCGACGGGCCGGTGTATGTGCGCCGGTTCACCGGCCTGACCCGGGCGCTGCCGACGTCGGCGGCGGCGGGTACGGCGTCGTTGACCGCGTTGGACCTGCGGGAGCGGCTCCGCAACACGGTGACGTTGATTCCGACCAACGGGGAAGAGTCCGGCGCCGACGGCACCTGGCTGGTCACGCAGGCGCTGTATGCCAACGGCATCGGCGCCGGCCCCCTGCCCCGGGCCGACAGCACGCAGGTGTGGCATCCGATGTACGGGTCGCTCAACTCGATCAGCACCCTGCGGGACCCGGCGTGGACCGCCCTGCTCATCGGGCCGGGTGGTGAATTCGGTGAGATCCAGCCAACGTTCAAGCGGGGTCCGTTCGTCACCGCTGTCGACAACGTGACCGCCGGCGGCGACAACGCCTCCGTGCGGACGTTCATGAACCGGCAGATCAACGACATCACCTGGGACGGCCTTCGTGGGCGGTTGGAGATGTGGGTCGAAGGTGTGACCAATCCGACTACCGGGATCACGGGGTCACAGGGTCGGACCGTCGGGGCGCTCACCGACTTCGTCTCTCCGCAGCAGCCGCAACCGGCGTCGCGGTTCGGGGTCAAGCACGACGGTAAGCTGTTCTTCGACACCCACGACGCGGTCACCGACGCGGTGATCGACTCCTACCAGTCGACGATGATCGTCCCCGGCGACGGTGGGTTCCACTTCGTCGGCATCTCCTGGGACTTCACCGCCACCCAGCAGCTGCGGTTCCGGCTCGACGACCGGGAGGAGACCGTCGCCACCTCCACCACCCCGGCGACGGACCTGCCGGCGGTGGCGCAGTGGTGGCAGTTCACCTCCTACGTTCCGGTGTCCGACATCCATGTTCATGGGCCGATCGGCCTCGACGAGCCGTGGCTGTCCGAAACGGTCGACGTGCGCGCCTACCTCGACCTGTCGGCGCTGCGGCTGGTGGCCTGCTACGAAGACCTGCCGCGGGAGTCGTGGGAGCTGGCCACCGAGGTCGCCGCCGCCGAACAGGCCGTCGCACTGTTCGACGAAACAGGCATCTTCCGGTACCGCACCCGCCGTCGGCTGGTCGACACCGCCGGGCAGACCGTCCAGCGGATTCTGACCGCCGACGCGGCGCTGCTCGACGTCGGTGTCGACGACGGCATCGACCAGATCCGCAACATAATCCAAACCAGCTACCAGCCGGTGGTAGTCGACGCACTCGCCTCGTTCGTCTACACGGATACGACCCATCGGATCATCCCGCCGTGGACCACGGTCGAGTTGGCGGTATCGTTCAACAACCCGGTGCTGAGCCTGCAAGGCAACGCTTACCTGATAACCATTGCCGACTTCGAAGCGGGTCCGGCTCTGAGCCCATATATCGCCGCCACGCTCAACTCCGATTTCACAAGTGACAGTGGCGCGGTAATGGCTTACTACACGGCGATACGCGGCAACGTAAGCGTATGGTCGCCACGGGCCGCCACCTTCCAGATCATCAACGGCAGTCCCGCCACCATCTATGTCGCTGCCACGGCCCTGGCCGGTATCGGTTGCACCGTCGGCAACCGGGTGGTGGCCGAGGCGCGCGACCAGGCCAGCATCGACGCGTGGGGCGCCCAACCGTTGCAGATCGACGCACCGCAATGGGTGCAACACAGCGACGTCGCCCAGTCGCTGGCCAACGCCCTGCTCGGCGACCTGAAACAACCCCGCCGCACCATCGGCGCCATGGCCATCGTCGGCGACCCGCGCCTCCAGTTGGCCGACCGGGTCGCTGTCGAATACCCCACTCGCACAGAGCTCGACGGCGAATACTGGCTGACCGCGATCGCCGATACCGCCGAATCGTCCGGCGGCTACACCCAGCAGGTGGCGCTGCGTGAGGCAACCACGGTTCTGCGGTGGGGCGTGGGACGGTGGGGGATGGAAACGTGGGGTGAGCCGTCGTGACCTACACGTGGGTCGACGTACAGCAGGGCCAGGTCGCCGACGACGTGGCCATCAACACCCTGGGCAACACCGTCGAAGCACACGACGCGCAGCTTGCCCTGCTGTTCGTTCCACTGCGGGTGGTCAAGGCCGCCGACGAGTCGGTCCCCACCAGCACCACCCTGCAGGACGACAACCATCTGTTCCTGACCCTGCCCGCCAACGGCGCCGGCGACATCGAGATGCACCTGTTCTACAACGCGCCGGCGGCGGGGGACCTGAAGGTGTCGTTCACCGGCCCGTCCGGCTTGGCCATGACCTGGGGTGGTTTCGGCCTCAACACGTCCACCACCCTCATCCAGTTCGGCAACCTGACGATGGCCAGCTTTCCGTTCAACGTCGGCGGGTCCGGCGGTGAGGACCACTTCGCTATTTGGGGCAACTGGACCACCACCAGCGGCGGCACCCTGCAGTTGCAGTGGGCGCAGGTTGCCGCGTCTGGCACCACTATCGTCCGGGCCGGTTCGTCGTTGTTGGTCAAGAGGTTCGCATGAGGTCAGCCATTGGTGCAGGTGACGACCGCGAACTGGCCGCTTGAGGTGACCGGCTGGCCGGCCTTCCCGTCGACTGTGACCTGGCAGGTGATGTCGCCGGT